TTTGCTGTACGCTTCCTGCACTTTGCTGTCGGTGACAGCCGTTGCCGGATCTACCTGCTCCAACAGAGCCTTGCCGTATGCTTTGACATATTGCGAATGCACGTCTTCGAAGTCACGTGTCATTGCATTGGCAATGTTTTGTTCAACTTCAGTGAGCGGTGCAGCCGGATTTGCCGTGGTGACGTTGCGCTTGACAAGCTCTTCGCCAATGAGTTCACCACGCTCCTTGATTGTCGGAGCCTTCGTTGCTTTGGCAGAGGCTACGCCGCTGACAACACCGCCAAGTGTAGATGCGAATAGAGTGCGAGCAACACTATACTCTGGCACTTCGTCGCCCATGATGCGTGCGGTTTCTTGTTCAGCACGCTGTGATGTGAGATCAGAAGCACCGGCAACCACAGCTTCGGTGGCAGCAGATGTGCCAACTTCTGCACGCTTTGCCGAGCGAGATCCCGCCTGCTTTTGTGCAGCACGAGTGACGGCGTCTTCAGCAAGATTTTTACCAACCTGACGGGCAACACCAGTAGATGCCAGTTTACCGGCACCAAGACCAAAATAATTTACTGGATCGGTAATCATTGCTTTTGCAATGTCCCATGTCGCACGCCATTGGTTTGGCGCATCACCGGCACGCGCATACAGATCGCGACCAAGAGCAATGTTTTGTGCAACCTCCTTGCCAGAATTCTTCATGGCAAGAAGTTCAGGAACTGTACCGAATACCGTATTGAACTCAGCAAATCGGCGTTGCCCATAGAAACGGTTTACGAAATCTTCGCGAGTTTCTTTGTCTGGATTAAATACAGGCTGACCAACTGCTTTCATATAGCTATTGGCTAGATTGAAAGTGTCGCGATCATTAACAATTTGTTCGAACGGAATCTGTTGAGCCTTCTGTTCTGCTCTGATTTTTTCAACGTTTTGTTGACGAGCCTTGGCTTGTGGGAAAACGCCAAAAGCAGCACCGCCAGTGCCTTCAATGGGAGCCGCACCAGTAGGTGCAACAAATCCCATCTCACTATATGTTTTACGAATGCGATCAGCTTCTGCCCGAATTTCTTCAATGGTGGCAGGAGGTTTTTGCGTTGCTTTTTGAAGCGGAGAAAGCTCCAATTCGGCACTCATATCCCGACCCGTTGAAGGAGCAGCAGTAGGAGCGCCAAAGAGTTCAGCGCTCATATCTCTGCCGGGTGTGGCAGGCTTTGTTCCAAAAAGCTCAGCGCTGAAATCGCGTCCTTGCATGAGAATCCTTATCGTTGAATGGTGTAGCCTTTGCGCGTAGCAGCATCAATAACTTCTTGCTCTGTCTTTCCGGTAGCTGTGGCTGTAGCAGCAACATCAGCCATTGTCATTACTTTTGTCGCCACTGGTTTGGCAGCACCTTGCCCCGCTCGACCCGGCCCCGGTGCAGCAGCCGGTGCTGCTGTTGGTGTAGGAATTGGTGTAGCAGCGGCAGGGGTTGCAGTAGCTCCGCCCGGTTGAGCACGACGCTCACCGGCAGTGGGAGGTGGTGCAGGCATCTCAGGTGCTTCAGAATATACTGGTTTAAGGTTACCGTCCAACTTGATGCCGAATACTTGCAGAGCAGATTCAATCTTACGATCTGTCACTCTACCATCTGGTGTCATGTATGGACGAAGCGCGGCAACAACGCCTTCCTGCTCGCGACGAATCAGTCGCTTTTGCATGTCAGGATCGTTGCCAGAATATGCCATCGATGTGCTACCGTCTGCGTTGGTAACAAACGACAATTGCTCTTTAAGAGCGCCAGTGCCGTATGTGCTGCGAACAGCGTTAGCACCGGCAGTACGACCAATGCTAACCAACGAGTTTGTCGTCGGGATCTTTTCGTCTTGCTTACCGGCAGCTTCTTGACGACGCTTGTATGCTTCGTATTCGTTGAGATAGCCCTGTGCCCACTTGCGATCTTGCTCGCTGACATTAGCCATCGTCTTATCGAACATGATGGCTTGAGCACGCGACAGCTTTTTCGTGTGATCCATCTGATCTTCCGTCATATTGGACGTTGTCACACGATAGGAATCAGCACGATTCTTTGCGTCTGTCGCTTGTTTGCTGTTGGGGCCAAACTGATCGACGGCATCGGCATAAGCAGTTTCAAAGCGCTCAAGCTTCTGTTTCCATGTCGTCTTATCTTCTTTCTTCAACACATCAAAGTTGATAGACGCAGCAACCTGCGGCATCTGAGGACGAGTACCACTTTCGGCGCGAGCAACGTCTTCGCGAGTAAGACCACGCATGCCTGCAAGCTGTTCGAAACGACGCTCTTGTTGACGCTGTGACGGAGCAAGCATAGATCCGCCTTCAGTTTGCAACAGCTTCGCCGGTTCAATTTGTGCTGTCGGACGAGCCGCATTTCTAATCAACTCATCGGGCGTGCCAGAGAACAGCTTCTCTTTGTTGATGGTGACAAGCTTAGCCGGATCAACATCCATACCAGAAAGCTTAGCCTTCTGGAGCGCTTCGAAAGCTGTCGGCGCTGTCAGATAAGCCTTTTGCAACTCGGGGTCATTAACGCCGAATTCTTCCAGAGCAGACTTGCGCTGACGCAGTTCCTGTTCAATGGCAGCGGCTTCTTTGTCTTGCTGTTGCTTCAGCACAGACGCACGCTCAATGCGTCCTTGTAGCGCAAGGTTAGAGAACTTACGCTCTTCTTCAATGCGCTCAACAATACTCTCAGAAAGACCGGCAGCAAATCCTGCAAGACTAAAGCCCATTATTTCTTCCTCCGAGTAACGATGCCGCCAACTTCTTCTTTGACATCAGCCATCTTTGTTACAGATTCTTCTACGACTTTTTGAACAAGATCAGTAGGCATGACACGTTGAGTATTGATGTCTTCTTGATCAATGACATACTTTACGTCGTAAATTTCAGCCATTGCAATCATTAGCTCAACAAGTACCGGCTTGACGAGCATTGCAGCATCAATGCTGTGCATGCCCTGCATTACACCAACTTTCGTTATACCATCAGCAATGGTGAGCAACGGAATATCTCGCTTGATGCTATCAATGAGATTTTTCATAATCTCCGGCTCAGTGAGTCGATCAGAATAATAATCGACCACTTCGTCAAGCGTAGTATATTGCGGAGGCTGCTCCCAAGGAGCATTACCCGGCGCACCTGTTAAAGAGATGCCGGGAATCGGTTGATGAAGAAAATCATCCTGCATTTTTAGCCTTCACTTTCTGAGCCGTTTTACGAATGGTAGCAATGTAAGAAGCAACGGTGTCGATATAGTCGGCATCATTAATTGCATCTTCTTTAATCTTACGAGACATAATGCCGCTATCAGCTTTCTGAGGTTTCTTCCCCATTTTACTGATACGTTCTTCGACTTGAACCATGAATTTTTTGTAATTTTTCATGTTAGCCACCAATCAAGTTTTTGATGAAATCTTTACCGGCATCGATGATGCTATCACCAAGTTTTGTTCCGGTCAATACTGATCCGACTAGCCTTGCAAAAGATGAACTTGTTTCGGCGTCGATTTTCTCACGAGCAAGTTCAGCCTGCAACACCGCAGTAGCCATCGATGCAGCACGATCTTCAGCACGCTCATAGCTGTCGAACACCATCTTCACCTGATCGCGATAAAGCTGCACTTCGTTGTTATATTGCGACAACGTCATGTTATTCATCGCACGAGCATTCTCGAAGTTGGCAGCGTTGGTTGCTGCCGTATTCGCTGTGCTGATTTGAGCCAACAACTGCGCGTTAGCTTGATCGATGATGGTACGATTCTTGACGTTAAACTCTTCACGCTGAGCCTGCATCTGACTGTTAAACTGCGCCAGAGCATTTGCCTGTCCTGCATTGAATTGCTCCATAGCATTCTTTTGCAGCGCGTTGAATTGTGAAACCTGTGTCGTAATCTGAGAATTAAACTGATCTGCCTGTTGTTGACTTGAGGCATTAAATTGACGGGCAGCATTTTCTGCTGCGGCATCAGACATAATTGACTGCGTCAACTCCTGCGCCTTGAACATCGCCATTTGTTGCTGATTGCTCATGTTCGCAACAGACATTTGCAAGAAGTTCTGAGCATTGGCAACAAGGGCTTGCTGACGAGCGCTGAGGTTTGCCGTCTGCATGTTGGCGATAGTGGCAGCGTTAGCAATTACTGTAGCCTGTCGATTGTTCAGATTGGCAAGATCAACACTCTGAGCCAAACGAGCATTTTCCAAATAAACTTGCTGCTCGGCAGTGAAGTTCATGTTGGCAACATCGGCAATCTTTGCTGCATTCAACACACGAGTTTGGAATGCTTGATCAAACTCTTGTCCGAGGAACTGAGCACGCTGTTGTGCAGACAACACAGCAACCTGCTGACGATTGGACAGATTCTGTGATTCCATCTCTCGGTATGCAGCAGCGTCAGCACTAGCAATCGGAATAGCCGACTCCATCGCAGCCTGAATAATGGCTTGCCCTGCCATGCTAGAGGCACCAAGACCACGCTGTGCCAACATTGCCGTTGCAGCACGAACAGCACCTGCTGCCCACGGAGGAGGATTGCGCGTGTCAAAGTCAGCGGTGAGCTTAGTAAGCTGACCCTGCACTGTCATCTCTTCACTTACGCGACCTTGTGCTGCTTGTGTCTGTGCCAATGCCTGTTCAACACGTTGTTGATCAACAGTGGGGCCAGAAACAAGCTCACCCTCTTGCAGACGACGCTCAGCAAGTTGAACCTGACGGGCTTGATCAAGCGTCTGTGCTTGCGCCATAGCCGCCTGCATCTGCTCGGGCGTAAGCTGAGCAGCCTGAATAACAGGGGCTACCCCTTGCGCTGCCGTCAGCGGTGCAACAGCCTGTTGAACTGCTTCGCGAGTTGAGACAGTGGCAACAGGCTTTGTTGTTACTGCGGAAGGAGCAGCAACAGCCGGTGCAGCCTGTGCTGTCGTAACGGCTGCTGTAGGTGCTGTACCGGCAGTATACTGCTCAGCATCAAGCTGCATCTCGGGAGTAACTTCGGTTTGAGCAGCTTGTGCTCGCTCCACGGTGCCGACCTGCGGAACACCAGTTTCGCTATATTGGGTTGTTGGTACCTGACGAGTCGGCTTATTCTTATACTCTTCAGAATTCAAAAGCTGTTGGCGAATCTGATCGGGAGAAAACTTAGACGTCTTATAAAACTGAAGACCTGCCGCATCAGGCTCACGACCAAATACGTCCTTATATACAGAAGCAATTTCTGCATCGGTTGCAGGAGTACCCGTAGCAAAAGCTTGAGCACGCTCTGCTTCAGGACGCTTCTTATATTCTTCAGAGTTTAGAAATTGCTGTCGAATCTGATCTGCTGAAAATCCAGAGGTTTTGTAGAAATCAAATCCACCAGTGTCGGCTTCTCTGCCGAGAACAGAGCGATAAAGATTTTTGATTTCATCATCAGTTGCAGGAGTACCCGTAGCAAACTTCTGAGCTTGCTGTGCCTGAGAAGGAGGCGTCGTCAATGGCATATTCGCCATTTCTTTAGAGCGATCTGCCGGATTGATTCGTTTTTTCTCTTCTGTGGTTTGATCTGGGGGCGTTGTCGTATAATTAGTAACACCGGCTTTGCGTGCTTGCTCGGGATTGCCATACATCTTCCCGTCGGGGCCATAGACAACTACTTGAGGGCCAAAAGTGTCATCAGTAACCCCACCCGGCATAGTAGTAACGCCCGTATTGGTGCCACTAGTAGCGTTTTTAGCTAGGGCTGAAAGCGTAGCATTGGGATCATAAATATCGCCACCAGTCTGATACTTCTTCACCATGCCGCCCTTTGCCATATACTTATCGGCAATCATTCCATATTTCATGGCGAGCGCAGGCGAGCTTTGCAAAAACTCATCGAAGCCCTGCATGGGGCCGTCGTAGCCAAGCTTACGGGCTACGATCTCTTTTTGCTTAGCGGTAAATTCTTTGCTCATGTTGTTCTCGGTGAAGTAAGTGCATCGTTGATGTAGGGCATTAGCGACGGATTATCCCTCAGAAGAGCAATGAGTCCGGCAACTACGCAAAACACTTGTCGTTCTGTCATCTCAAGTTGAAAGATTTCGTCGATGACATGAACAGCTTCGTGAATCAGTGTATCACATTCTAGAAGCTTTTGTTGCCCTGCCCTAAGAGAAATGACACTTGTTTCAAAATCTACACCACCATCTTGATCTTCATATTCTTGCAGCTTCACAACATCGTATTCGCGACCTATGATTTTCAAGAGGTTGGGTGTATTCACAGTTTATCCTTTTCGAACTTCTTTATAGATCTGATAGACTTTATGACCAATCATAATGACGGTGTAGATGAGCGTCGCCCAAACAAGAATCTCTGAAACCGGATAACCGGCAAGTGTTGCAACTGATACTGCCGTTGGTGGCGCAGCTTTAGCTGCAATCATTGCTCCAGATTCGGCGGCGTGTTGGGCGGTTTCCATAGTCATTTTAGTAGTTCTGCTTCTGCTTGTCTTCGCAGTGTCAGTCCCCTCAAGACTCTACCTGCGGCTTTATTCCACTTAACTATCTCTTCTTGGGCACCTGCCCAATCCTCAGCATCAACACGCTTTTTAAGCGTACTAATCCGATAATTGCCAAGGCCACAGTTATATGCGAAAGAGATGATTGCGGCAAGCCGACGAGGAGGTTGTTTTGCCAAAATTGGCGAAAGTTTCAACACCCCTGTAGCAAAATGCAGCAAATGAGCGTCTAGTTCTTGTTGTGCCTTCTGTTCCGTCCAGACTGTGCCGGGAACAATGTCAGGGCCGGTACAGCCCCATCCAATCGTCCACGGGTGTCCACCTGTGCCGGGATCTGGATAGGCTGTACAGTCCCCATTGGCAAGGCGTTTGGCATAGCCCTCAAAGGGCTTTACCAACACCTCGCCTGCGATTTTAATCGCTTCTTTCATTTCCAAGTATTTCTTTTCGAACAATTTTCAGATGCTGAAATCACCTGAAGATTCCAAGGCACGTGCAACCCATTGACAGTTTTTCCACAGAGCGGAACAATGTGATCGACATGCCATTTGATTCCGGTCATTTCTGATCTTATCTTTGCAATGTGGTATGCCTCTTCCATCATCCATTTTTCATCTTCTGTTAACCAAGCGGGACAGGCTTGTATTTTTTTAGTGTAACGCATCATGCAGTTTGCATTGTGTCTTTCTGCATTCTTTTTCTTCCACTGAGCACTTCTAGCCTTTGCTGCATCTGGATTATTTAGATAATTTGTTCTCGCCTTTTGAGAGATTTGTTCCTTATTCTCTAAATAATACTGCCGTTTCTTTTCTTTTAAGCGCCCTTCATTAATCAGTCGATATCTTCGATCAGCGTCAGCCTTAGCTTTTTTCTTTTCTTCTTTAGTAAAATATATCTTTTTCACATCTTTGACTCTCGTTTTTCGATTGAGCGACCAACGAAAAAGAATGACAAAATCATCATCAACATTGCAAAGTCATCGGGAGTCCAAATCTCTTGCATTATTTGAATGGCAGGCAATCCGCTATTTACAGCATAAGTAATCGTTACAACTTTAACAGCGGTGTACAATCCAAACATCAGCCATGTGATACCGGGACGAACAAGCGCTGATACGCTTGCGACCCACTTGTATGCTTTGCTATCAGCTTGCGATTGTTGCTTAAAAGCTTCACCAATTGCGTCAAGCTGATGAACGCTATAATCAACATATTTCTCTTCCATTCGATATTCACCACGAATCTTTTCCAGATCCGTTTGAAGAGTAAACATTTTCAGTTCGTGGCTACGCTCATTTCCCTTATCAAGAAACTTCAACACTTCGGGAGCAAGACGGAACAAACCACCGAAGATACTACCAAGCAAACCACCACCCAACATTTCTAACATATCAAGCTCCTAAAGCAACAAAAAATAGAAGAGCGCCAATACCACCAACGCCCAACGATACATAGAACAAAGACATCATCACTGCCAAAATTGCAGCAGACGACAACACGATGGCAAGCTGTAGTGCCATTGCCGAGTATGAGAACCAAGGCGACTTGATCTTTGCTGCGTCTCTCGCAGCTTCTGCTGCGCGTGCCTTAGCCTCAATTTCTTCCATGTCATTACGCAGACGAACAACTTCGTCTTTAGAGCCTGCGACTTCGTGGATGGTGGCTCTAACGTTCTTGGTGCCATACCACGTCCACAGGTTGTTAGCGGCTATGGTGCTGTTAAGTACAGCAGATGAGTTTCGTCCGGCAAAGTAATTTGTAATAGCAAGACATAAAGCAAAGATGCTAATGCTAATCGCAGCAAGTGCTTTGACATATGCTTCCCTCTCAGAGCGAGTAGCGTTCGCAGGTGGTCGTTTAAAACTCATTGTTGTACGCTGTTAATAATATAGTAACCAACGGCAATAATTGCCGTCAACAAGAATGCAATAGCTGCACCATATTTAACATTGAGCATGAATGCCTGCTGCCGCAGTCGGTGTTCGCGCTCTTTCTTTTCGCGCTCCTTCTTCAGCCGAATGCGCTCCATGATCATTTCGTTATAGACGTTCTCGCCATAATGAGCGATGATCAAGATCTTCAACTCATATTCTTGTTTTATAAGCGCTTGCTTATGCATAGTGATCTGTAGAGCTTCTTGCTCGACGCTATCATCATGAAGTAGTCGCTTGAAAACAGATTGCTTCTTGTTGGCTTTCTCAGTAGCAAGGCGATTGAAGTCGCCAAAGGCTCCATACCATTTGCCTATTTGACCGGCAACGTCCTGTATTTCACGACCCGTAGCTACGAGCTTTTTAACAGCGCCAAAGGCAGCATTTGCTGCCGATACTGCTGCGAGGATGCCGGTGATTGGTTCCATCAAACACCAGAGATGGTATTGCTTGCGCTACTAAAAGTAATAACGTCTGCTGCGCTGCCTGTTGTAAAGATATCAACGCCTTCTATTTCGATAGTTTCAACAGGGAGGCTGATACTTGTAACAATCTCAACCCACCGCCCCTGCGACTGACTCCAACTCCAATCGGTAGTGTCCGTTGCCGCAGGCTTAGGACGACGCACTACCCATCCCGGTGGATACCACCAGACTACTTCCAGTCCTTCTTCGGCAACCGGCGGCTCCGGCACTTCGATCCAGCCCTCGGTGCCGTCAGTCTCAGGTTTCGGGATCGACCCGTTCTTCGAGTAAAGCATGGTCAAAGTCCTTGATCTGGGAACGGCGCAGTCGGCGCGGTGAAGTTGGCCGTATACCGGGCATAGCCCTTGGTGATGCGGAGGTCGTCAAGATAACCTGTAAGGGTATTTGTTCCTAAATTATTTTCGCCAATAAGTATTTGACCGCCATTACCGTCAAAACTTGTTGTATCGGTTCCGCTACCTCTGCTGATACCGTCAACATACAGCGTAATTGTGCTGCCATTTCTAACGATAGCGCAGTGATGCCAAGTGTTATCAGTTATCACTGTGGTGCCGGAAAGAATCTCGCCTGCGCTTGACGCCCAACGAAGCGCACCAACGGTAGTACCTCCGTATCCGCCAGTAGTTACATGGGGACTTCCACTCATGCCTCCACGCAAACCTAAGATGAACTTGTCATTCAAAGACGGCGCGTTAATCCAAAATTCAATTGTGAAGTTGCCCGAGCCAAGACCTGCGGTTACTGTGCCCAAATACTTGAGGTAATCCCCCGTCCCATCGAAATACATCGACGCACCACCAAACTTGCTCTGCGCGGTGCTGATCTGCGCGTTGCCAACCGTTTCAAGGTTGTTCATCTCGGCGTTGTCGATGATGCCTGCGTTGGTGAAGTTCAGCAGGAGACTGGTGTTGGCAACAGCAGTAAGAGGAGCGCTCGGTGGAGTGAAGGTAGATGTGTAAACGGCAGACTTGACGCATCGGACATCAGCAATGTATCCCGTGTGGAACGTACTTGTATTAAATGCCGCGCCAATAAATGGGAACGTTGAACCACCGGCGTAGTTGTTCCCATCGGTGTAGTTACTACCCGTCTGTACACCATTGAGCCACAGTCTTGTCACGCCGCTAGAGCGAACAAGCGCGATGTGATACCACTGACCCGCAGTTAGCGTTGCGCCAATAATCCGGTCAGCCCCGTTAAAAAACCTGAGTTGACCACCGGGAGCAATATAGATCGTGTATGTACTGTTACCGAGGTTATCAATGAAGTTGGATTGGCTTGCGACAGTCGTGAAGTAAACCCAACATTCGGTGGTGAAGTCCCCTGTTCCGAAGTTGGTCGCTCCGGTGGAACTGCTGCCAGTCAAATAATCCCCACTCCCATCAAAGTACCCACTCCCGCCATCAGTGCTCGCGGCATAGGGCGCAGTCGGATTGAACGGGCTGAAGCGTTGGACGCTCACATCTCCGTTGCGCGTGATGGTGAACGCGTTGCTGCTGTTGTCGATGAAGCGGTTGCTTTGGCAGGTCAGCAGCGAGGTGCCGCTTACGGCAGTCAGCGGGGCCGTACTTGGCGTGAAGTTGGATGAGTACAACCCAGTGCCAATGATCACACGCACATTGCTGACATACCCGTGGATGCTTCCAAAATCCTGCGAACTGCCTGCGCGCAATCCAACAAAAAAACCTACGCCGTTGTAGTTCAGTGAATTACTAGCCGACGATCCTTGCACGCCATTGATGAAGATGCGGCTAGTCCCTGAGTTACGAGAAACCGCAACGTGAGTCCAAACATTAAGAGAAACGGTATTGCTTGTTGACTGGTTTCCGTTGAGGTTTACCGTACCATTGGTGTTGATGTTAAGGTTTGGCTGCGTGTAAATGTCCTGATTAACGCCGCCCGAAAGCAATGTGGATTGATCAGGGTCGTGTGACAGTAGATAGACCCACGCCTCCATCGTGAAGTCTCCGGTGCCAAACTGCGCGACATTGCCGGAATTGATCTTCAGCCAATCGCCATTCCCATCAAAGTAGTTCGACCACAGACTCCCATACGGGCTGAACGTACCCTGCGTCGTGTTGCCGTTGCGGGTGATCGTGAAGTTGTTGGTGCTGCTGTCGAGGAACGTGTTGTTCTGCGCCCCGTTCGTGCCGTTGCCGTGCAGCAGCATCGTGACGTAGTTGAACTGGGGGTCGGGAATGGTCGTCAACGGCCAATTCAGACCCTGAGCAGCACGCTTCTGCTTCTTCAATGTCCAAATACCAGACGCGCCAGTGGTTGACGGAAACTGAGCCATGCCTTACTCCTGCGTGAGCAACACCCACGACGTGGTGGTTTCGTCCCAGACATATCGCTTCGGCGCTTCGGGCGTGCCGAGATCCGTGGGATACGGAACTGGCGCACTCCACTGACAAGTCTCTTCGTTCAACAACCACGACGGGTGCGGCTTAGGCGGGATGAACGCATCGCGCGTGCTGTCGTAGGTGTAGCCCTCGCCTGCGTAATTCTTGCGGATTGTGGCGTTGTAGGACGTTTGCATCCATGTGCCACCAAACAGGTTGCGGCAAAACTCTGCACCTTTAGCTTCCTGCTCTACACCATTTTCATCAAGTAATTCGTTATTGTGAACGACGATGACGCGAAGCACCACATTGTCGAGTCCAATTTCTGCAAAGTGAGCCATTATTCTTGTCCTTAGAAGGTAATTGAGCCTGAGCCGGTGAACCTGTAAATAGTTCGTCCACCAGACGTTGTAACAGTCGGTGATCCGGTTGTTGAAGTTGCAGCCCGTGGAGCACTAATTATCAAAACTCCAGAACCACCGTTACCAGAATCATAACTAATACCACCGCCGCCACCGCCGCCAGTATTTGCAGTTCCACTTCCACCCGATCCTGCGCCGCCACCGGAACCGCCAGAAGCCGTATATGATCGACCAGCACCACCGCCACCACCAGCATAGAAAACTGACGACCCAGTGATTGAATATGCTAATCCAACACCGCCATTACCTGTTCCCGGCGTGTTACCTTGAGCACCTGCGGCACCTGCACCACCTCCACCTCCTCCGCAATATGGAGAACCGGTTGGGCCAACACCACCGTTATTGCCCTGCCCCGCTGTTGAACCGGTTGTGCCCGTGTACTCCCCGCCGCCGGAGCCGCCACTTAAATCACCACCACTATTAGGGTAGCCACCGCCTCGACCACCGGCAAAGGCTGTAAAACTTAAAGCGCCACCGACAAAAGTTGTGTTTGTACCTTTAGAATTAAATCCTCCGGCGTTACTTCCTATTCCACCTGCGCCAATCGTGACTGTGTAAGTAACTCCGGGCGTCAACTGTTGCGCCGCGCCGTTGGGCGTTTTTGGGGTTTCTGCTCCATAGTAAAGAAGGCCGCCTGCGCCACCGCCACCGCCACCGCCATCACTAAAGTTCGTTGAGCCGCCGGGGCCGCCACCGGCAACCATTAGAAGCTCAACAATTACAGTTAGTATAGGCCAATTGTCGCCTGCCTCAGCGCGATAGTTGTCCATCAGACTCCAAATGTCCGATGCTGATGTGGTACTTGGAAATTGAGGCATGATCAGAACGTGATTGAGCCAGAGCCGTTAAATCGATAGATTGTGCGTCCACCGCTAGTGGTGACTGTCGGCGATCCGGTAGTCGCAGTTGCCGCAACCGGGGATGAGATGATTACGGTGCCAGATCCGCCTAACGCACCTGCGCCGCCGTTGCCGCCAGAGGCACCACCACCACCGCCGGTATTCGTGGTACCTGCTGTTCCACCGGCAGGCAGTCCAGAAAAAGAACCCGCGCCACCTGCCCCGCCGCCACCAAGACCACCCGGCCCGCCTTGACCTCCAAATGTGGTGCCGAACTGGCTGTAAGCGTATCCGCCGCCGCCACCGCCACCGCCGAAGTACAAAGTAGAACCCGTGATGGTTGTGGCGATGCCGTCACCGCCGGTTGCGCCGCCAAAGTTTGAGTTAGGCCCGGTACCCGGCCCCAAAGTAGCCGTGTTAAATCCGGCTGCTGCGGCACCGCCGCCGCCTGCACCACCAGATCCGGCGTTGGCGTCTCCGCCCTTGAAGCCTTGTCCGGCGGTTCCAGAGCCGCCACTTGCCGGGCCAGCCCGTGATGCGCCACCACCGGAGCCACCTGATGTCGCAGCCGTTGAGGATTCCGCTCCTCTGCCACCGGCAACAGCAACTAGTGAATTGAACGAACTGTTGCTCGCCGCTCCGCCAACCGTGACTGTGTAGGTTGTTCCTCTGGTTAAAGCGGATGAACCCGTGAGTGCGCCACCGCCACCGCCACCACCCGGCCCACCCGTGTTATCGGGAATGTTGCCGCCGCCCTGCCCACCACCTGCGACGATGAGATAGTCGATACCCACGGGGCCGAGGGGCCAATTCGCGCCCATGACCGCATCGCGCTGATCCATCAGCGTCCAACGTCCATAAGCGCTTGTTGGTGACGGAAAATCAGGCATGGCTTAGGCGATGATTTCGTAGGAGCACACAGCTTCGAGATCGCTATTCGCGTTGGCAGTTAGGCGCAAAGAGTCGCCTTCTTCGAGGTAGATTGCCTTGCTAATCACATCCAGAACGGCATCAGCAGGAACAACCACTGTGTTAGCGATGCGGTAAGCAGTGCTAGAGCGAAAAAGATCCACTGTAATTTCAGCATTGTTTGTTCCATCGACGTTTGCTACATACAGTGCATTAATCTTCAGCACCGTATTACTGCTACCACTATTTGTAACAATTGCAGTAGCGGTAGTCGTAACAGCCTGTACTGCTGTTTTACCTGTGATTGTTGCGACGTTGACGATATTTGGCGCAGCCATTATGTTCTCCTAATTTTATCCAAACACAATTGCCATTGCAATTGCTTTCCCTGTAGACGCATAGTTTGGAGTTTGCCAAGACGGTAATGCGCCAGAACCATTTGATGTAAGAAGTTGCCCAGATGTACCAGTACCAGAAACCTGCTGTAGTGCTCCAGTGCTAGTCGTGCCACCAGTAAGAAGAGCATATGCCGTCGCTGTCGTTATACCAGTTCCACCTTGAGGAACCGTCACTGCTGCACCAGTGGTCAAGACTGTACCAGAAACGTCTGGTGCAGTGAGCGTCCGATTGTCAGTCAGCGTATTAGGAATAAACGTTACGCGATAGCCTGATGTTCCACCTGCTCGACCAGTAACAACGATACCGTCTTGTGCAGCAGTTTGCCCAAATGTTTGTCCGGTAGCATTATAGAAAGTATTTGCGCCAGTGAACGCATTGTTACCGCTCAGAGTAGCATAGCCAGATGCAGGCAAATATGTTGCAACCCATGCGCTACCGGTATAGACCCGCATTTCATTGGCGCTACTATTCCAATACAACGCACCAGTCAACAGCGCATTACCATCGTTATCGACGGAAGGATCAGACGTCTTAGATCCCAGATAACGATCATCGAAGCTGTCGTAGCTCGCAGCAGCAGCGGATGCAGATGATGCAGCGTTAGACGCGCTTGTAGACGCATTAGATGCGCTTGTGGCAGCGTTACTAGCGCTTGTAGCAGCCGCAGCAGCCGAAGTCGCAGCAGATGTTGCAGAGCCTAGAATGCTGTCGACATATCCCTTACGAGTAAGATCGTCATCGGCGGTGGGTGTAGCAGTGCTAGTAACTTTGTTAGCACCCATGACGATGTTACCCGTCATTGTGCCGCCAGTCAGATTCAGCTTACCGGCAAGCGAAGTATCAACTTCGGTTTTGGTGTAAGCATCGGTGATGCCATAGCCCGAAATCGTCGTCGGATTTGTACCCGCAGTGATACGACCCCATTGATCAGTAGTGACAGAACGATACGTTCCGGCAGTTACACCCGTCGTTGCCAAATCAATTTCATCAGCACTAACAACGATGCGACCAGAAGAGGCAGTGTTGACATTGAGCGTATTGCCGCTCTTTGTCATACCTGTACCGGCTGTAACTTGTCCTGCACCAGAGAACTGAACAAACGTTACAGCGGTGCTATCAATCGTGCCACCGGCTGCAACCGTGCAGAGATAGCCGTTGTTACCGTTGGCTGTGCCACCCTCAACGAACACGAAGGCAGAAACAAGTTCGTCCCATGCGTTTGCGTCAGCAGCACGGCTCCATGTACTAGAGGCAGCAACGTAGATGCCGTTTTGCGAAGAGGTAGACTGATCTTTTACAAGAACGCGATCACCTGCGATGACAGAAACACCGTCAATCGTCTGAGCACCAGACAGCGTGATGCTAGTTGTCGTTGCAGCTTTTACAGACGCCTTAGCATCAATGCCCTGCACTGCGCTGTCAACGTAAACCTTCGTAGCAGCATCGTTATCACTTGTGGGCGTGCCAAGACCAGTAATCTTGTTCGTACCCATCGCAATAGCGCCACTCATGGTGCCGCCTGACAGATTCAGTTTCAGCGCATCAGCAGTGTCAACGTATCCCTTTGTGGCAGCATCGCCTGAGTTGGTGGGAGTCGACAGGTTGGTGATAGTACCAACAGTGCCGGAATCCATGTTCAGCGTGCCAGTAATGGTGACGTTGTTGAACGAGGAAGAGCCGCTAGAGGCTGTGACGTTGCCCGTCAGGTTGCCAGTAACGTTGCCGGTGACGTTGCCAGTAACATTGCCCGTCAAATCGCCGGTAACGTTACCCGTGACGTTGCCTGTTACGTTACCTGTTATGCCGCCAACAAATCCCACAGTAGCGGTAATTGTTGTGCCAGTAATCGCATTAGGCGTGCTGCCACCGATGACGGCATTGTTGATTGTTCCACCAAGCACACTTGCGGTGTCAGCAATCAACGAATCGATGTTGGCGGTGCCGTCAATGTACAGATCTTTGAACTCAAACGTTGAGCTTCCAAGATCGATGTCGTTATCGACGACAGGAATAAACGCCCCATCGACAACACGAAGCTGCTCAGCCGCAGCACTACTAACGTTGACGAAAAGGCTCAGTCGATTGTTTGTAGCATCAACAACAACTTTGTTGCGAGCATTCGTATCGGAAATAAGCGGAACGTATGCGCCTTCTGCTGTCGTGCCATCATGCTTATGACCACTAGCTACAACGAACGCATCCCGCAGAGCATTGAATTCGTCATTGAGCGGCGTTGCCCGAACAACCGCTGTCGGTACAATACTAGCCGCTGATTGTCGTGTATATCCAGCCACCGCTTATCTCCTGTCGTTGTATGTGAAGTTGATCACTAAGCCCTGAATGTTATGACTCAGGTTTGTGTCATTAGTGACGTATGTGAATGAAATGGAATAACCGGAACCAGAGATGTTTGTTTTGACCACAGGTGAAGGATTTCCATCATACACAGCAGCGCTATCATAGATAGCGGTGTTATAGAATGCCGCAGCATACTGCGTCGTTATAGCATAGTCTGGCGGATTAAAGACGTTTTGACTATCATCAAAGTCATAAGACGCAGCAAATACAATGTTGATGGCTCCTTCGGAGCGAAGGAACGTCGTTACGTTGTAGAAGTTCTTGCGTATCGTAGGATCTTCAATGTAATAATATGGAGTCTGATAAACGCTTAGAATGTTTCTACCATCAAAATCACTGCCAACTTCTTGCTTGTAAACCTTGCCGTTGATATCCCCGTGCAACAAGATTTCGTCTGTTCCAATCAAACCACTGGCAGCAGCCGTAGCTGTCATGTCGAACAGTTGACCAAACTCAAGACCAATGCCTTGATCAGTACGACGAAGACCACCTAATACACCGAATACACCATCAGTCTGCGACAAGAATCGAAACTGACTCTTTCGATTATAAACAATACTGTTGAATTTTTCAACATCAAGGCTAGAGTTTACAATTTCGTCAATAAGCGAGTTGACGGTGCTTTGAATTTGCTTAGATAGGTTTTCAAGTTCGACGTCACCGATACGTGCTGTACCGGCAATTGGACGAAAGCCGTCATAACTCAGAAATACGAGATTGCCTGCAAATTCGATAACGCTATCGGGAACAATACATCCCAAATTATTGGTTACCTCTTGTACATCAAAGTTTGCAATGCTTGTGCCAACAAGCTTCTTAATTGAGTTCTTTCCAAAGATATATAGCGTATCTCGGAATGACTTAATCTGAACAATCGGAAAACCAACGTTGATTACACCGGCTCCGGCTGCGGGGCTGAAGTTGGTTTCATCAAGCGGGGCGGAGAAATAAAGATTGTATGGACTTGAACTATTTCCTGCCAAGAACAAATGATTGGCAAATTGAGTTACATACTTTGGATTTGTAGGCGCAGTAGATGCCGTAATCTGCGTATAGGTTGTTCCATTGTAGACAGCGGCAGGATTGACGCCATCGACGAGCACCATCTTGTCGGTGCCCCATGCAAGATTTTCAAAACGTATCTTTTTGACACCAACCATGCTGACGGTGCCGGGTGTTGAGATGGCAACCCAATTAGATGTAGCTGTATCCCAACGATAGAAATAATCTGTGCCGCTAGTTGGTCTACGGCATGCAAAAATACTATTATTGATGCCCTCAATAATATTGATGCCTAATACGCCGCCTTGACCCGGCAATGTGCCATATGAGTTGGCATATCCGCTGATGCGTCGATAGCCACCAGAGATTGATGGCTCATAGTTAATAAGCTGTAATGCGCTACCGGGATAGCGCTCTGCTTGCGACAAAAGATCTTTGTTGGTGTCTAGTCCACCAAGACAACTAACCTTCAGTGCCTGAATGCGATCAGCCATTGAGCACCCTTGCCGACACAGCGGGTTTCAAAATCATTGTAGAAGTCATCGATACCGGATCGTCCATCAACAGACGACGCATAGTGCGAATACCGTTATCAAACTTCTCTTTATGAACTCCTGCGCTTTGTTCGTTACTACGGAACATCATCAAGAACATCATAGCACCATCGATGATGACGCCTTTAAATCGATCTGGAATAATACAGGTCGAAGAATACGTCGACATATCTGACGGAAAACTCCAGTATTTATATTCGATTACATATGCTTTATCGGGAGGTGGAGTAAGTCCAAACTTACCTTCTTGTGTCATATAGACACGTCGCGGAGCTTCGCGAGCAGCTTCACCGCCGCTATCATCACGACCACGATAGTGCCGCAAAAACTCTGTATACGGCATTTGTTCTAGCTTTTGTGGAACATTGGTCTGATCAACAAGCTGACGAATATAGAAGCTGTCCCAATCAACACTGGAACAATCAGCAGGGAAAGCGTATTCGGCTGTACCGATGGTGGCTGTTTGTGGATACGTAACAATCAGGAAGGGCCATTCTTGACCCTGATTCAAAATCTCGCGGACAGAGGCGTTAATCGCATCTTTCGCCAGAGCCTGAATGTTTCGTGCTGTCTCAAACGTATTAGAGTCCATCTCCACTTCGTTGATGCGACGCAGCAATTCGTTAGTGAGCGAAAGATAGGTTGCCATAATATCCCTAGTTATACAACAGAAAAAGGCTCCGTAGAGCCTTTTCCTTAGCTTTAGTCTTTGTAAGACTTAGGCAAGCGTGTCACGATCAACAGAACCCGGAGTAGCCCAGTCCTTATTGACGTCAACCACCAGAGCGAACACGCGACCAGAGATCGTGCCGGGAGAACCGGAGATCGTGGTCACGACGTCGATGGTGTCAGCCGCAGCCACCAGACCGGCAGTGGTGCCAATCTTGATGGTGTTAGCAGCGGTGTTATCGAAGTCAAGGTCGTTAGCGAAGGTGGTCGTACCATCGGTAATGTCAAGCGTATACGTGGTGATGTTAGGCACCGTAGTATAGTTTTCAAAACCAACAGCCAACACCAGAGTGCCAGCGCCCACAGAGATACCTACAGCGGTGCCAGAAGTAGCGGCAAGCGTCACTTCCTTTTCCACAACGTAGGCTTTATTTCGAAGAGATTGAACAGCAGCCATTATTTTTTCCTTTCAAAAGGAGGGAGCCGAAGCCCCCTCTTTATACTTACGCCACGTTGTACTT